AATTAAATTCAACCAAATCTGTGAATATCGCAGATGTGAAAACATCCTGTATAGGAGAAAAGTGAATATAAGCAATACATTGGGTTATTTATAAATATACAAACAAATATTTTTCAATAACGGAGAAATGTATGCCGTCCTACGATTTCATTAATAAAAACACCGGAGAGGTATTTGAGAAGATATGTTCTTATGCCGCAAAGGTGAAATTTCTTGAGGAGAATCCAGACATTGAATCCATTATACTTGGACCAATTGCTTTGGGTGATCCTACCAAGTTGACCTCGACACGCCGGTTCGATAGTGGATTCAAAGATGTTTTAACCCAAATTCACGAAAGGACACCAGGATCACAGTTAAATAAACACAGTTCACAAATATAAAATAAGTGCGTTATTTTTACTTTTTCAACTACTAGCATACGGACTATGGCGAAGAAAACAGGTGTTATAACTACTATTCATGAAGATAATAACAATAATCAGGAGAAACAACAGCACAATACAAATTGTTTGAAGATAAAAATTGATCATCTAAAAACATTTCAACCGTTGACGGAGAATCAACGGAAATTCTTTGAAGCATATGAAAAAGGAGATTGTTTTATCGGATTATTGGGTTCTGCTGGTTCAGGTAAATCATTTGTCGCTATGTATAAGGCAATTGAAGAAGCATTGGACAAGGGTAATCCATTTACACAAGTTGTAATTGTTAGATCGGCTGTTCAGGTAAGGGAACAAGGTTTTGTTCCTGGTTCACTAGAAGAAAAAATGTCAATGTATGAATTACCATATGTTGGTATTTGTGAAACACTATTTGGACGTTCTGATGCTTGGACTAGACTGAAAGAGCAGAAAAAAATATCATTTTTATCGACAACTGCTATTCGAGGAATATCTATAGAAAACGCTGTTGTTATCGTAGATGAAGCAACAAATTGTTCATGGCAAGAATTAGCAGCAGTAATTTCACGTGTAGGCAATTGTTCTAAAATTATATTTGTTGGTGATTTAAACCAAAATGACTTAATCAAATCAAAATATGATGTATCAGGACTTGCTAAATTTTTATCTGTAGCGAGAACAATGGATGAATTCACCGAAATTACATTCACGTCGAATGATATCATTCGTAGCAAGTTGGTAAAATCGTGGATTATTGCATGTGAAAAATGTGATGTTTAGATTAATTATTAAAAAAATAACTTGACTTTTCTTATAAGTATATAGTATAATTATTCCATAAATTAGGAGAATAGATATGAAGAAAAAAATATTATTAATTTTATTATTAACTACAACATTATTTAATACAACTAACGCATCTGCTGATGGTAGATGGATTGCCCCATTACTCGGTGGAATCATTATTGGTAATGTTTTATCACAACAACCGGTATATCAATCACCGGTAGTATATCAACCGGTATATCAACCTGTATACCATCCACCGGTATATTATCCACCGGTATATCAACCGCCGTCTATTAATGTATATCAACGGTATGAATATCATAGACATTCACGTTATTATGATAGTTATTATGAATGATATAGAACTCTATTCCATTTATTAAATAATTAAAATGTTTATAGTGTTATGTATTCCTTTATACATCATGAGTTTCCAGAATTAATACAAATAAATGAAAATAACACTAGAATATATCTTACTTCCAGTGGAAGTAAATATCCTTCTGTAACCTCTGTTACAGGTTTTGGTTCCGAACAATATATTAATGAGTGGAGAAATAGGATTGGTCATGAAGAAGCTGATAAAATATCAGCACGTGCGGCTAATCGTGGTTCCAGAATACATAAATTATGTGAAGATTTTTTGAAAGGAAATGTTATCAACGTTGATATGGTTGATCAGGAAATCTGGAAACAAATGAAACAAGTTCTAAATAATATAAACAACATACATTGTTTAGAAACTAGATTATATTCTAATATATTGAAAGTTGCTGGAACAGTTGATTTGGTAGCAGAATATAATGGGCAATTATCGATAATCGATTGGAAAACTTCTGGTCGTCTTAAAACTATAGATAATATAGACGGTTATATGTCTCAATGTTCAGCATATGCTCAATGTTTCGAAGAACTGACTAACATTCCAGTGGATAATTTAGTTGTTGTTATTGGCACTGATGACCAAACAAAGGCATCAGTTTTTGTAGAATCCAAGAATAAATGGTTGAAGAAATTTAAGAAAAAACGGTATCTTTTTTATAAACATTATAAATTATGACAAACGAGTATTATAAACATGAGCAGATTAACATATCTATTGCTAGTTATCATATTAATAATCGATTCCGTACGATTATATGCTTTATCAACTGATCAATCATACGAAGAATTAGTTCAACACATTTCGAAATGTATTGAATTTAACACATTTCTAGTGTGTTAGATAAATTCTAAAATATATAAATATTATAATAATTAATCATTAGGAATAAAATGGACAAACCTATATCTCGTAAAGAATTGGATAATATAGAACAAACGCTTGATAAGTTATTCGGTAAATTAGAACTGGATGTTGAATTTTCTAGACATTTTTTTGATCGTATAAATGATGCTAGAAATGGTAAGCAAATTACATCGAATGAAATAGTTAACGTGTATAATAGTCTTTACGACAAATATGGTGTACATTTATCAAAAACAGATGACGAAGTAGAAGAACTAGTAAAATCAATTGGTACAGATATTAATATTCCTCTGAATATTTACTATAATCCAAGAACAAAAAAAGTCATATTAACAGCAAAAACTATTATGCGAAAAAAGAATTTTCAATCTCCAAACAAAGTCTTAAGAGTTGAAGATATACCTATAAAATCATTCAACGAATATTTAAAAGAAGAAATTACTTTAGATGAAGCATTAATAACTTTCAATAAAAAAGTATATCCAAAATTTGGACAAGTAGTTATTTTAGCTGGTGGTGCTGGCTCTGGTAAAGGATTTGTGCTTAATAGATTGTTGGGTATCCAGGGTCGTGTAATTAATGTTGATGACGTTAAACAATGGGTAAGTAAAACTATAATACTTGCTAATAAAATTAAACAAGAAACCGGATTTGATATAAAGAATTCTTCATTGAAGAATCCGGATGATGTATCAAAACTCCATGATATTATATCGGGATTGGGTATAGCAGATAAAATGGAACAGTCGCTTTTTAGTTCTATTGCTACTAACGAACCAAATCATAAACCTAATATTATCTTCGATGTCACATTGAAGGATTTAAATAAACTTGATAAAATAGCTAGAAATGTTATACCACTTGGATATGATATTAAAAATATTCATATTGTATGGGTTGTTACTGAATTTGAGAAAGCTAAAGAACAAAATGCTTCCAGGGAAAGGTCAGTATCAGATTCCATTATGGTAGCTACTCACAAAGGCGCTGCTATGACTATGTACGATTTAATCACATCAAACGGTACTGATGTTAGAAAATATATGGATGGAGATATCTGGATTGCCTTTAATAATGCTGGAGTAGATTCAACATTAGACAAAACAGAAAAGAAAAAGAATTTAATTTTTCCAAATCGTGATCCTGAATCAGGTTCATATATTAAAAAAGGTGCTAATTATATAAAAGTAAAAGAAACAGGTAAAATGCCTAACATCGATGATGCTGTTTCTAAAAAAATTGGTTCCTATGTTCCTAAAACTGGAAGTTGGAAATAACTTGACTTCCATTTTCTATTTGATTATAATGATCATTTAGTTTAAAGAATTGTTGTAATTCCTTCGACGTGAGGACATTCTGGACGGCGGTTCAACTCCGCCCAGGTCCACAATAAGGTTATAATTGTATAGTCTTATTGTGGGCCTGACGGGTTTCGACAGGATGAAGTAGCAGAGAAGGCAACAGGGCAGATGACTACCCTATAATAGCATAAACAAAATAAATGTTAATGATAACATGTTTTATGGTGATTTAGCACTAGCGGCTTAACACCTGAGATTGATCTTCTTGGAAACAGAATAGATCATGGGGGAGTGAAATAACTCCCCTTTATTTTCTACATAAAAATAATAATAGTAGGAATCCAGAAAATCCACCTAGTGGTAGCTATCATGATTGTATGATAGTCAACAAAAAAGGAGATCATATGGCAGCCTCTAAGGTTATACCATTTTTTATATTACTGATATTATCAACAACAGTATATTCAAAACCAGTACAAAAACAAGTTCAGAAAGAAACAGTAGGAATTGCTTCATACTACGGTTCAAAGTTTCATAATAGAAAAACAGCAGGTGGAGTTGTATTTAATCAAATGGCTAATACTGCTGCTCATCGAACTCTTCCTTTCGGAACTAAAGTCAGAGTAACTAATCTCTCAAATAAAAAAACCATTATAGTCGTGATCAATGATAGAGGACCATTCGTAAAAGGACGAATAATTGATCTTGCGAAAGGTGCCGCATATCGTATAGGTATATATGGATTAGCGAAGGTCAAACTTCAGATAATTACCATTCCTAAAAAAAATTAAAAACTTCTTGACTTTTCGGTAATTCATAGTATAATTATATTTTATTGAAAAATTAATTTTACTATGATGAAAAAAGACGAAACAGTAATGAACAAATTGGGAAATATTTCTGGGTGGTTTGGTATGATTCTAATTCACTCAGCTACAATACCAACTACACTAGATGTTATTCTTAAACACTCGACTATATTACCTCCAATAAGCATGGTTTTACTTGTTTGGAGTGGTTTGTTTCTGTTCTTATTCCGTGCCGTAATTCAAAAAGATACACTCTATATTGTGTCTAATGCTGTTGGTTTTTTCTTTCAGAGCGTGTTGTTAAGTTTAATCGCTTTCAAATAAGAAAACTTTTAATTTTGTTATAAGTGAGGTGTAATATGGGTTTAGATTCGTATTTAGAAGCAGAATTTTACGTTTCGGAGTATTTACCGGATAGTAAAGAAATTTCAGAGGATTTAGAGAAACTTAGACTTACTGAAAGACTGGGTGGTAAACGAATTAAAAAATTGGTTGTTGATGTTGGTTATTGGCGGAAATGCAACCATATTCATGCTTGGTTTGTGAATAATGTCCAAGGTGGGCGCGATGAATGCCAACGATCATATGTTAATAAAAATCAGTTGAAAAATCTATTAGATACAGTCAATCAAGTATTAGCGGAACCTAATCTTGCGCCATCGCTGTTACCAACCCAAATTGGATTCTTTTTTGGTTCTACTGATTATGACGAGTACTATATGAATGATCTAATAGAGACTAAAAAGATTATTGAAGATATATTGAATAATTCCTTATTCGATAATTGGGAGTTTTATTATAAAGCAAGTTGGTAAAGCAATGATATTATTAGTAAAAGAGTATATTGGTGATTCCTTAAGGTATGTTGAATCTGATATATGGAATGCTGACTATATTAACTCCAAACCGAAGTCTTGTTCCAAACAGACTAGGTGTAAAAATTGTGACGACTGTTCTAACTAATTGGATATTTTATGAATAAAACTTATACCCAGATTATCGCTGCTGCTACTGAACAAAGATACGATCGCCTAAAACATTTCAAAGAATCATTATCGGCTGAATTGGATATGATGGATGCGTTCTTTGATAAATTTCTGGAGCGCAATCAACTAGATCGCAAAAAGAAATCATCATCCAATTGGACGATGTATACCAAGAAGACAGCAGAGTATTGTGAAGTAGTCGAGAACTTAAAGATTGTGGATTATCTACTGGAGAAATATAATGTTTGATGTAAAACTATTACATCTATGAAAAATAAAAAATACCATATTGAACATCTGGGTAAGACACTACATACCGACCATTGGGTAGAGCTTAGTACGGAGATATGTGATTCTATTCGTGAACAATACTATGAAAAACCAGATTTTGAACTTGTAAAGAAAAACTTAAAATCTGTATGTAATGGTGGTACTGTTATTGCGGATATTACACGGTACTATGTAAAAGATTTGATGGCGAATGTCAAGTTATTTTCTCCATTATGGAGTATTTCAGAAGTATTACAGAGTGATGAACTTATTAGATACTTCTATAGTCGTATTTTATCATCAGAAAAAGTATATCCACCAGAATCACCACTTATTAAAAGATTTGAAACAGCATTACGAATAAGCGGTGGGGGTGTTGCAATGAAACCAAGTAACTTCCCTATGAAGGTTGTGGATAATATACTCAAAAAGTATAATATCAATGGAAAATACTATGATTTTTCATGTGGATGGGGTGTTCGTATGTTATCATCAATGAAACATAACATTGAATACTACGGTACAGACCCCAACCATGAACTCGTCGGGCGACTGTTAGATATGAGCCGGGATTATAATGAAGTAAATACTAATATATTTTTTGATGATGTTCCAATCGTAGATATTCGCGCACATGGAAGTGAGATTATTGTTCCTGAATGGATAAACACTATTGGAGTTGCATTCTCAAGCCCACCATACTTTACGCTTGAAGATTATAGAATTGGTAATCAATCAATCAATAATCGTACTTATGAAGTATGGCTTAATGAGTATATGTTAGCAACATTAGAGAATATCAAAGCATATCTCATTGATGGTGGATATTTACTTCTTAACATTAAGAATTTCTCAAAATATGCTCTATATGATGATACGTTTGCACTATGTAAAAGTATTGGATTGACATATGTTGAGACATTAACATTAGATAATATAACCAGACCCAGCGCAAAGCCTGACATATCAACGGACGAATCAATTATGGTTTTCAGAAAGATTGACTCATAGCTCTTTATGTGTTATGATAAACACATCTATGAATGTTGCTATTCATCCATAGAGGTGGCGTTGGTATATCGAGAATTCTCTGCGCACACTTGGTAAAACTGATCCAATTGGACGATGTATACCAAGAAGACAGCAGAGTATTGTGAAGTATCTGAGAACTTAAAGATTGTGAATTATCTACTGGAGAAATATAATGTTTGAGACTGCAAATGAATTTTCATTGTACATCGAAACCATGGCATCCAATAAGAACATATGCGCGCTTGATGCTATACTGGAATACTGTGATGAGAACTACATTGAACCAGAAGAAATATCCAAGCTGGTCAATCGATCTTTGCGCGATAAACTTGAACTGAATTTTGTTGATATGAATTATTTACCTAGACAAGCAACCCTGGATTTCATGTGAAAAATATACTATGATGAGTCTACTTGTGATTTTGTTTACAGCAGCAATCCTGTACAACGGTACATCTACTGCCAATCTATACAAATTATGCACTACAAAAACAAAACTAACAAGTAATTCCGAACAGGAGTACCAACCACCCGTATATGTTCTTCCAGTGAGGAAGAATTGATGGATGGCTATGCCGCGTATAAGTATTATCTTGCTATAAAGTTACATTTTACCAGCAATTCGTATGATGTATTCGAGAAACGCGGTGCTGTGAAGTATAGTATGGATATGTACGAAAAACGCAATGATAGATTAATTTTTGAAAATATTGCTAGAAAATTCAAAACAGACCACGACTTGATTCAATTCTTTGCGTCTAATTTTGCATATGGTAACAAAGCACCAGCATATGAAATGGAAGAATCCGAGAGGTATTATACCAACTGGATAAAACGCAAAGAATCAATGACTGAGATGTTTCGGAATGATCTTGAAGTGATAATCAACGATGCTCATAAACACGATTTGAAAAAAGAATGTGTTTTAGGGTTTACTTTTAATCAACCACCAAGTATACTAACATTATACTTGGGAAATCGTATCTCTATTGAGACATTATCAATTCTAAACGACTGTATGTCTTTATGTGAGAACTGGACAATGACTGGTTTTGTTATGACTTTTTGGGAGATAGAACTTAGAAAAATAAATAAAGTTAGAAGATTTGTCAAATACGACAAACAAAAGATTTTTCCATTAGTTCAAGAGTTTGAACATGAATTGATGGAGTTATAAATTTCTGGTGGCGACTGGAAGTGATGTACTACGCAAATACACAACATACGAAATTATACACAACATACGAAATTATACACAACACGGAAACTATATGTCAATAGATATTTCAACACTACGTAAATCCCGCACAACCGATTTCTCTAAAATCACATCTGAGATTGAGAAAATCGCCAATCCACAATCGTATTCGAACCACGACGATCGAATATGGAAACTTGAACCAGACAAAGCAGGTAACGCAACTGCTACTATTAGATTTCTACCGCGCATCGATGGCGACGAATATGAATTACCATGGGTGAAATTATTTTCACATGGATTCCAAGGTCCTACTGGCAAATGGTATATCGAAAACTCACTGACTACATTAGGGAAAGACGATCCATGTGGGGAACTTAACACGTCTCTCTGGAACTCTGGTTCAGAGGCGAACAAAGAGTTAGCACGTAAGCAACGCCGTCAGTTGTCTTATTATGCTAACATTCTTGTTATCTCTGATCCTAAACAGCCTGAAAACGAGGGTCAGGTTCGTATCTTCAGATTCGGTAAAAAGATTTTCGATAAAATCATGAATAAAGCGAAACCGACATTCGAAGATGAACTGCCGGTAAATGTGTTTGACTTGTGGGAAGGGGCTAACTTCAAAATTCGTCAGCGAAAAGTGGATGGTTATCCTAACTTCGATGAATCGACATTCTCTGATCCTACCGAGATCGCAGATGATGCTGGAAAAGAGTCTATCATGAGTCAAAGACATAATTTACAGGAAATTGTACATCCAAGTAAATTCAAGTCTTATGATGAACTGAAGAAAAAACTAGATTTGGTACTATCGAGTGATACATTTACACCTAAAACAGCCGAACAGATAGCCGAGCAGTTTGATGTGAAAGAAGCGCCGGTTATCAAATCTAAACCAGAACCAACCTACAATTCATCCTCGGCGGATGAAGACGATGACGACACGATGGCATATTTCGCACGTCTTGCTGCTGAAGATTGATTTGATCTAGTATTAGGAAAGGGGACATAAAGTCCCCTTTTTTATGCGTTGAATTTTTGTCTACCAGAGAAATATGTGTTGATGGTTGGTTCCTGATTCTTCGTTGGCGACTTAGATATATTTTTATTTGTCGATTGGTTTATATTTGTAACAGGCGCGTTAATTGTAGATGGTGCTTGTTGTGGTTGCTGGATTAAAGCGCCTTGATTTTCACCCAAAGCGGTATAGATATTATTGCCTGTATTTCTAGTAGGCACTTCTGGTTTCACTTGCTCCACATAACTCGGAGGAATATAGTGTAGACCAGTGTTTGGCTCTACTAATTCACCCCGTGTTTCCAATCTATTAATTTCCATATCAGCGAGTCTCAATTCTGGCGAACCAGGACTCAATTCTACTCCATTCACAATCGTTTTATCTGAATTATTAATATCATTATTAAGAGCATTTGCAGATTTACTAGGAACACTATCACCTGAACTGTCGAACGATGTGGGGAGGGCATTAAAGTGTCCGAGTCGCGTATCGATATCTCTAGTGGGATTTGCCGGGCGCTCATAGTTTTTTACGAGCGCACTCACCATCGCGTCGGAGTCGTTCCCTTGAAGCGCTTGCCACGACTTTTTATACTCTGGATTGGTTTTCATCTCCCATATTGCCGCCTGCGTTTGCTCGGCTACCGTCATCTCATTAGGAAGCTTACCAAATTCTTTTTGAATTGCTTTTGATCGTGATTCGTCCCACTGTACGATTCCTCGACGCATGCCTGCAAACTCGCCGCGTGAGTTATGATCTTTGTTGACTGTACCAGGTGTTCTGAGACCTTCGCCAGTCATGTTAGCGACTAAGGCGCGGGCGGCAGTGTCACTTAACCCCTCTGAAATTGCAGCTTTATAGGCTTCGGCCTGATTCTTCGCAAGATTGCCGCTATCAGGTATTTGGTTGATAGGCGTGGGTCCTGCGGAAGTTGGACCTGCGGAAGTGGGTCCTGCGGAAGTTAGAGTATCTTTAAGATTACTAGAATCTGAATTATTACCAGCATTTCGTCGTTTCAGAGAATCATCAATTTGTTTTTTTAGAGCATTTGCAAGTTTTCTAGAATCTGGATTTTTTTTAGTTCCGTATGGATCGATGCCTTTTTTTATCAGTTCATCTTTCGCTTTCAACTCGGCCCAATGCGCAGCATCTTTTAATTCTTGTGGATCCGTTGATGACATATTATCAGATTCCATCAATTCATTAGCACGTATTTGCCAGAATGGAGTATTATCATCCTCTTTAAAATAATGTTTTTTACTAAGAATTTGTTGAATGCGCTCTAAATCTTTACCCTCGAATTCCCCGGTTGCTATGAGAGTTTTCAAATCTGTTCTGGATAATGCTTCTATTTGCTTCCAGTCGTCTACTTCTGGTGTAGTATCCAACCCATAAGAAATTGCATTCGATTTTCTCAATTTTTGAATAAGTTCAAAGCCACCTTCACCGAACGATTCTGAAAATGTGTCGGCTGCTTTATATCCAGCGTATGTAAGAATAGCAGAAGTGGCAACAATAGGATTAAACGCAAGCGGCGCTACAGTAGCCAGGCCGCGCGCTGCTATAGGACCTACTCTTTGTGCGGCAGATGTACCCAATGAAGTTAATGTTTTTGTTCCTGATCTTATAAGTTCACCTCCTTTAGATAACATACCTCTCAGTCCACCTTTACCTGGTGGTGTTCTTGGTGGACGGCTACCTCCACCCTTTCCACCTTTACCTCCACCCTTTCCACCTTTAGGTGTAGAATCAGGATTTATATCTACATCTGGAAGCATAGAATCTAGTGGTGATTCCATACCCGATGTGGTATTTGGTTTCTTTTTGAGTGTTTCACTTATTTCTGATAATAATTTTAATTCATCACCAGAATTATCAACGAGTGTTTGAAGTAAGTCTAACTGTTTATCATGGAATCCAAGTGTTTCTCTCTTGGTTTCCATTTTATCTTCTGCTGTAGCGAGTATCGGTGATATAGATTCACCACTCGGAACTGCGTTTGTTATAGACTCTACAGAGTCGGCAAATGATGTTTTTCTGGCATCGGTCGTTTCTCGTTTATCATCTTCTTGTTTATCTGCTTCATCTTTATTCAAAAACGATCTTATGTCGGTTGAATATAATGTGTTACCAACTTCCTCGCGGGTCTTTTGAATTTGTTTTGCTTCGTCTCTTCCTCCGGCAAAATATTCATCTTCAGTCAAACCACCTAAATTCTTAGCAAGTTTTGCCTCGTTTCGTTCATTCAGTATTAGTGCTGCGTGTCGTTTTTCAAATCTATCTTCAAGTGTTGATCTTGAATCATCTGAACCAAGATTCCTTTGATCTTGAATATATCGCATCTTATCGGCATATTTACCAGATATCGATGACATTATAGCGTCTTTGGAAGACTGGAATGCTTTTGGTGCTGAGAATTTACCTTCTTTATTTGTAACAGAAGATTTCAACGCACCGAATGTATCTTTAATCGATTGTATTGTTCCTGAGAACGATTCAAATATAGACTTGTTTACAGGCGTCTTCGATTCCTGTTTAGCAAGATCGGTGTATTTCTCCTGTAATTCAGACACCGATTTGGTATTTTTAGAGATTTCTTTTGTAAGATTATCAAGATTAGTTCTTAGTTTTTCATTAACTTCTGGAAGATCCTGTAAAAACTTATCGACTCTAGTAATAATAGAATCAATTCGTTCAAGATGTGAAACAACCTCATCTTCGTCTATATTGATAGCACGTTCTTCGACCAGTTGACCAATTTGAATCAACTTGTCTTGTGCTGAATTTTTGGCAAGCAAACCTAAATACTTATCGATGCTGTCCAGATGATTTAATTGTTTTTGTAGCAGCTCTCTCATTAGTGATTTCTTGCCTTAATTCTATCGTTTTCTTCCTGTATATACTGGATCAACATACCAATATAAACTTCCCTTTCAAACGGTATCATGTTTTCTATGTCACTTAGCGTATACTTATGATATTGCATTAACGCAAAATTCATTTTATAGTAATTAGCCAACGTATCGTGACATAGATTCATTATAAAAAACTTTCGATTCCTTCAATATATTTGTTATGGACTCTACCACACACTGGGCATGTATATGTGACATCCTGTCTAAGTTTTGGCATAGTATCAAAGAATTGTTGAATCTTTCCAAATTGTTCCTGAGTTAGATTATTGATAAATTCAATCAATTCTTCTTTTGTCTGCTCTTTGGTATAATAAATTTCATTACCATCATACACATATTCAATACTATCGACGATTAAGGCGAACAGTTCATCCATACTCATGTCAGATGATTCCAGGCGTTTTACAGTATTGATGGTTGGATAACGCATCATTACACCAACATCGTCAAACAATGAAACCTTTTTATTGTGGTTAGGATTTTTCAATATCTTCAGTTTAGTCAGATCGAATTGAATGTTAACTCTTGCCTTTGGATCATCACATACATCACAACGGAATATCAATTCGGAAATTTCACCCACAGATTTTGACCTAATCTGGCTGAAAAGATATTCAATATCAAATATCGCCAATTTGTTTACATCAATAGTAGATTTAATACAGTCTGATAATACTTGTTTGATTGTGTCAACCATCACGTTGACATCTTCACTTTGCTGTGCTAATAGTAGTGCCTTTTCTTCTTTTACTAAAAAAGGTCTGAATATAATTCGTTCTTCTGTAGATGGAATTATAGTGTTATATGTCGGTGCTGTCTGTGTTGGTAACATTATATTATTCTCCGGTTTTCATATTTTTAATCATTGAAGCCAACTCGTTAGTAGAACCAACAAATATAGCATTATTAGTGACTTGATTGGGTTGTTCTTTTTGTTGTTTTGACACACCTGTTATTTTCTGATGCTTTTCATGGACATCCAGCAATTGTGCGTTAATATCTGATAACTGTTTCATTAGGGTGCTTACTACTTCGTAGGCCCTTGGGGATTCAGACTGTTTTGCTACTTCCAGCGCATCACAGAGAGCATCCTTGCCAGTTACTAACAGTTCCCTCATGTTAAATCTTACATGTTCATAGTCATTGTTGATAAACTCTGCTTGTTTATCTTGAATTCCAATAACAGCGGTTCTTTGTCTCAAACCCTTATAATCTATAGGTTCTAAATCAAATACCTCTGATAATTTATCATCTATATTCATTATGTTAAAGTATTAGTCAAATTTGATATGTATCCATAATTAAATGGATTAGTTATTCTTGATTGTATAATAGACTGTATAGTTGGATAGTTCGAGGCAAATTGAAGATTAGTCGGAAAATAATTACTAACGTCTATTGGTTTAGTAAAGTCATAATTAACTGTGCTTGTAAATTCGTGTATTTCATAATACTTGTATTTCATTGCAACAGATAGTTTCATTATATCCTTAGAAGAATAATCTAGTGCTACAGAGTCTATAGAAACAGGATAACACTCGTTATAAATTACTTTGTATGTTGCTTTTTCTTCTAAAGTATTAACTACCGCTTCCATAGTAGAAATATAGTTATCATAATAATTCTGAATTCTACTTTTCGGATGTATAATATGGTTAATCCATCGATCGAAGAATTTCTTGATACTCATATCTCTATCCATGTAGAATGATATTTTAGTATCACCGAACAATCGTTGATACGGCATTGCTCGAACTTCACCATATACGTTCAAGTCATTTGTTGCAAGTGTTGTAGATGGTATGTCAATGTGGTCGCACAATAAAATCATATCTCTATCTATAAAACCACCGTCTACTAAAACCTTTGGTGGTGTTATGACGACATTGAACCTAGACGATCTAGCAAGACCATCGTTCTTTACTTTTGCTATAAAGTTATTAAGTGTTCTTTCATCTGCCATTAGATTTTACTCTTAGAATCTTTCCAGACTTTTGTGTTGTTTGAACCTACCCAAGATGCTAATGGCATTAGCATTGCTGTAGCCCATTCCTTTGGTAATATCTGTTTCATACCCGATAGTAGATGCCCATATAGATACATATGAATACAGGGTTTAAGATATTGTAACTTTGACGAATTGCTAATCAATTCCCATGACAAAATCAATTTCTGTCTGTCCGCGTACTTACCATGATCAATCTTGACCAGTGAATCAAGTATCTTGATACGCCAGTCATATGGGATATAATGCATATTCAACCCATAGAATCCTGATTTATCTTCAGTTTCAGCGTATGGAAATACTAAAGGGTATTGATCCCAATATGATAATTTTGCTTTAAGTTTCGCATCATATTTGTATAGATATAAACGTCCCGGTTGTATCTTAGTAGCCCATTTTGCGTTATCATTGTCCTTTATCATTCGTCCAGGTGTAGCACCCATTTGACCCAGTAAAATCGCCTGTTGGTTGAACCATTTGGTACTCATTGCCGCAGCATAACGCATTTGATAACGATTGTTATCAAATATTTCCTGCATCGAGTTGTATTTTTGTATAGTCATAATGTATTTATATGAGGTGTATTAGTTCATATTACTAAATTCCAAGATGATGCTCCGTTAACACAATAAATTCCCATCCTCTGTCAAGCGCATATTGTTTAGCCGCATCCCACTTAGATTGATTCTTCAGAAATGTCATTGATTCATTCAGATAGCGTTTAGTCTGTCTCCCTGGATACTTAGGAGGTTTAGTTTGTATGTCTGGTTTTATTTCGATGAGATATGTTTTCAAT